AAACTGGTTCCATAAAACATGGGAAAAAGCAGAAGCAGGAGAGAATGGATTTGTACCTGTTAAACTAAAATGGGATGTGCATCCTGAGAGAGCTCAAGACTGGAGAGATGAACAATCAAGACAGTTAGGAGAGAAAATGGCAGCACAGGAATGTGATTGTGACTTTCTATCATCTGGAGATTCAGTAATTGAGGTTGAAAATATGGCTTTTTACGAAGAGACATATGTAAAAGAGCCAATGGAGAGAAGAGGTGTAGATGGAAATCTTTGGATATGGGAATCACCTGACTACCAGAAATCATACATGGTCGTAGCCGATGTCGCTAGAGGGGACTCTACCGACTACTCCGGCTTCCATGTCTTTGATATCGAAAGCTGTACACAAGTAGCTGAATACAAAGGTAAGATATCACCTAAAGAATACGGAAACGTATTGGTAGGAGTAGCGACAGAATACTGTGATGCACTACTTGTAGTAGAGAATGCCAATATAGGATGGTCAACCATTGAACAAATACTATCCAGAGAGTATAAAAACCTATATTATTCATCTAGATCAGATAATGAAACAGTTGAATCTTATATGGCCAAGTACGAAAGAGACAAACTAGTACCTGGATTTACAATGTCTCTTAAAACAAGACCACTTGTCATTGCTAAAATGACTGAATACATACGTGAAAGATCGGTTATAGTGCAATCTAAGAGATTGTTAGCCGAAATGAGAGTATTCATATGGAGAAATGGTAAAGCACAAGCACAGTCAGGGTATAACGACGATTTAATTATGGCTTTTGCTACAGCTTTATATGTTAGAGATACAGCCATCCGTATGAGACAGCAAGGAATGGACCTCTCTAGGGCTACAATGAACTCTTTTGTAAGTCTTAATCAAAGAACTCAAGGTGTATATAACGTTGCTCCTATGCAGAATAATCCTTACCTTATAGAAACGCCTGGTGGCCAAGAAGACCTTACCTGGCTATTAGGATAAGTTACTATTTATAAATAAAACATTTTTAAAATGGCAGAAAGAAATTTATTTACCTCACTCCAGAGACTATTCTCAACTGATATATTAGTTAGAAACGTAGGTGGGGATGAGTTAAAGATTGCTGATATTAACCACATACAATCAACAGGGAAATATCAAACCAATTCACTATTGGATAGATTCTCCCGTCTTTATATTTACAACAATAAGAACATATTTAATCCAAACCTTAACTATCAAACACTTAGGGTACAGCTTTACTCAGACTACGAAGCAATGGATACAGATGCTATTATAGCTTCCACTTTAGATGTATTAGCAGATGAATCTACACTTAAGAGTGCAGTAGGAGAAGTTCTTTCTATTAAATCTACAGACGAAAACATACAAAGAGTCCTTTATAACCTTTATTACGATGTATTAAACATCGAATTTAACCTATGGTCATGGGTTAGGAATATGTGTAAGTACGGGGACTTCTTTTTAAAATTAGAAATATCTGAGAAATTTGGAGTTTACAATGTACTTCCCTATACAGTTTACCATATGGTAAGACATGAAGGGATGGATAAAGAGGATCCAACTAAAGTAACATTCTCAATCGATCCAGACGGATTAGCCTCTTCAGCAGATCCAAACTATATTCCAAACAATAGTAAAACAATTATCACTTTAGATAATTACGAAGTAGCACATTTTAGATTACTATCAGATACAAATTACCTTCCATACGGTAGATCTTATATTGAACCAGCTAGAAAAATTTACAAACAATTAACTTTGATGGAGGATGCAATGTTGATTCATAGAATCATGAGAGCTCCTGAGAAGAGAATGTTCTACATCAATGTAGGTTCTATTCCACCAAACGAAGTTGAGCAGTTCATGCAAAAGACTATCAATAGTATTAAGAAAACTCCTTATGTAGATCCACAAACAGGTCAATATAACTTAAAATTTAATATGCAGAACATGATGGAGGATTTTTATCTTCCAGTTCGTGGAGGGGATACTTCAACCCGTATTGATACAACTAAAGGATTAGAGTATGATGGTACAAATGATATTGAATACCTAAGAGATAAGATGTTTGCAGCACTTAAAGTGCCTAAAGCATATTTCGGATACGAAAAAGACTTAACAGGTAAAGCAACGCTTGCAGCTGAAGATATTCGTTTTGCTAGAACAGTAGAAAGAATCCAAAGAATTATAGAGAGTGAATTAACTAAGATTGGATTAGTACATTTATATTCTCAAGGATTTGACAAAGAGTCTTTAGTAAACTTTGAAATTAAATTAACTACTCCTTCTATTATATATGAGCAAGAAAAAATAGCTCTTTGGAAAGAAAAAGTTGATTTAGCAACTCAAATGCAATCAACCAAATTATTCTCATCAGATTACATCTACGATACATTATTTGATATCTCAGAAGATAAATATAATGAAATGAGAGACCTTATTAGAGAAGATGCCAAACGAGGGTTTAGAATATCTCAAATAGAGAACGAAGGAAACGATCCAGTATCAACAGGACAATCTTTTGGAACACCTCACGACCTAGCTTCAATCTACGGAAGAGAGCAAGGAGAATTACCAACAGGATACGATGAAACCTCACCTGTAGGAAGACCTAGAGAAAAAATGTCGATAATAGGTACTAATGCAGATCCAGTTGGAGGAAGAGATAGACTAGGAGTACATGGAATGAAAGGTGGGTTTCCAAGTGATAATGAAAACGTAAGAGAAAGCCTAAATAATACAATGTCTGTTTTTCTTAGAAATAAAGATTTATTTGCTCCTAAAAAGCAAAATATCTTTGAAGAAGAAGTAGAGAAAGAATCAGATCTTTTAAACGAAGCGAATATTAAAGATTTAGATAACTAAGCACTATTTATAACAAAGACATACCTAAGATGCGTATTAAACACAGTAAGTATAAAAACACAGGCTTAATATTTGAACTATTAGTAAAGCAAATAGCAGCGGACACCTTATCGAAAAGAGACTCCCCAGCTTTAACAGTACTAAGAAAGTTCTATACAGGAAACACAACACTAGTAAGAGAATTCAAATTATACGATTTTGTACTAAAGAATAAAGGTGTAGGGCCTAAAAAAGCAGAATCAATACTTAGCACAATCGTAGAAATTTCTAGAAAATTAGATGCAAATCAATTAAAGAAACAAAAATACGAATTAATAAAAGAGCTTAAAAGTCACTACGACTTGGAAGAATTCTTTTCTATTAAAGTAGAATCATATAAGCCATTAGCAGCTCTTTACTGTTTAATGGAAGCACAATCAACAGCAGGTCTTGTAGACTTAGATGTATTTGTTGACAATAAAACTACAATACTTGAGCATTTAACTCAAAGTAAAACAGCAGATGGTCAAGTAAAAAATGCTTTAATTGAAGAATATTCAAAATACGATAAAGATTTAAGACTATTAACATACAAGATATTGCTAGAAAAATTTAATCATCAGTATAAAGATCTACTTCCAGAACAAAAAAATATCTTAAAAGAATTTATTATATCTGTTAACTCTTCTACAAGATTAAGAAATATAGTAAATGAGGAAATGGTTAAATTGCAAACACAAATTTCTAAATTAAAAAATAATATTACTGATAAAGTAGTAAAAATTAAATTAGAAGAAGTATCAAAAGCAATTGTTCCTATAAAAAATACTCAAAAAGTAGACGATAATCATTTAGTATCTTTAATGCAATACTACGAACTAGTAAATGAATTGAAAGCTCTATGAAAATGTCAGAAATAGTTAAAGCAGTACAAGAGGTATTACAGGAGATGAGCGCATCGGGAGATGCAGGAGGATACTCTACACCATTTGCTTTTTCTAAGAAAGGAGCAGGAGCAAATACAGCTACTAAAGCATCAGCAAAACTAGGGTTTAAGACAGTATCAAGGCCTAAACGTCCATCACATACGAAAATGATTGACTATTTAGATGAGATGCAGGTAAGTACACCTCATATCTTTGTATCAGAAGAAGAAATGGTAAATAGTGATGCAGTTAAACATACAGAGGAAATGGGTTACAAGTTAGTAAATAAAACCAACAAAGCATCGGATAAAAAGAATAAATAATATGAGAACATTACAAGAAAAATATAACGGAATTCAAGAAGGAAAATTTTCTAAAGAGAATTTTTTAGCTGATGCTAGAAAAGAACTTCCAAACCTAGTAACTCGTTTTAACGGATACGATGATGCAGTTCAAATCCTTAAAAATAGAGGAATGATTCAAGAGGTTAGAGTAGAAGAAGCTAGACTCACTAATAAAAGCTTGACTGATTATAGATATAAACCAACCAATGATATGGACAAATATCCATACGAACAAATTCTTAGAGGAATTAGAGTTGAATTGGAAGGGTTAGGAGTTCAAGGAACACCAACGGCAGAAGAATATGCAAAAGCATTAGCAACAGTATCTAAAAATTTAGCAAAAGATTCAATTTTTTATACAAACCAAGTAGCAGGTGTTAATCCAAAAGTAGACTTACACGATAAAATGGTTCCTGTAACAGCAAAAAATACTGTAGATACTTTTAACGGTATGAAAAAAGCTGAGTTAAAAGAAGGATTTAAAAAACTTATCAAAAAAGTACTATCAGAAACAGTAGTTGATGTTGAGGACTATAATGGAGAGGATGAATTTGATATGTACGGAGATGATGAAGCAGATGATATTCCACATCCAAGAGGATATGAAGAAGCTAGTGATGAAGAGGATTTAGATGAATCTGCAATGGGGGACATTTACCAAATAGCTCAAGAACATGATAACTTTGAACACTTTGTACAAGCTGTAGAGGATGAGTTCGGACCAGTAGAAGATATAGCAGAACTAGAACACATTTTTAACGCTACAAGAGGTGAAGACGATCTTTATGAAACTAGAAAAGCAAAATCGTTATCTGAATTATTAAAATAAGTAAGATGAACAATCCACTATTAATAAATGTAACTCCTTTCAAAGGACTTCT